TTCCATTGATACGTAAAGGTGGCATCGACAGGCAAGAAATATTTAACTTTTTTCAATATGGTATTTCCATATTTCGTCCAATACGGCAATTGAAACGGGGTAACACCCCGTTGAGATAACGTTACATCCTCGGTAGTAATTGGGTCTGCTCCAGGCGGTTCATTGACACTATTGTAAGCTTGCAGCAATTCGCTCTCGGTTGAGGATCTGTGTTTTCCTCCACGATGAGTAATTATATACATATCCACTTCGAGTGGAACATCTCCTGTGTTTCTTCCCGTAACATCTAAACATGCTCCGGTAAACTGAAAAGTACTTTCCGCTTCATCGACACGATCGTCTTCTACTAACATTTTATATATATCGCGAGTCCCTGCCTCGCGATTAAGTGCATCCGCACCAAATCCTCCATATAAGTGACAAATTAAATAAGATTGATTACTTCCATCATTTGCAAAACTTTGCTCGAGAACGGCGTTCTGTACAATACTTGTGGTCCCAACTCGTTTTCCCATCATTGCGTTGAAGGCTTTAATCTTACGTACCCATCTCTTTTTTCGTTTTCTGGGCATTCGCTTTTTACGATATTGCGTAACAACGTCACGCTGAGTGGTAACACCGTTTCCTCCAGATGTTGATGAGGTTTGGGTTGCTGTACTAATGAGGCTGTCAACAGCTCGGTTGATAAACGCTGTTGCCACGCGGTTACCAATAGGTCCAAGCACTGACATGGTTCGGCGACGGAAGTTGTTTCTTCGTGGTGTTCGTGGTGGTGTTTTGTACGCCATTTTTTGAATAATTTTTTCATGTGTACAGCGACGAATGTACCACTATTTATATGTTTCACCTGAAACATGGCTTAGATTTAATTACGTACATTCGTACATTCTCTACGACTATATAAAGCTGAGCTGAGTCGTGAGTCGCCGCGTTTATAACACTAGAAACGCGTCTCATGCCGGCCGACCGAAATCCTCAATCTCGCTATTGGCTTTGTACTCTCTCTGCTGACCGTGCGGTTTTTACTCCTCGTCTACCCGAAGGTGCTACGTATATCCGAGGACAACTGGAACAAGGCGAGGGCGGTTTTTTGCATTGGCAGTTCTGCGTTTACTTCGAGAATAGAGTTCGGTTTAATGCTTTGCGAGCGTTGTTGCCAGCAACAACCCACTTGACTAAAGTCACCCGTGACAGTCTCGACGTCTTAGATTATTGTTGGAAGAATGATACGTGTGCCGATACCGACACACGATTTGAATTTGGGACTGCTCCTAGGATGCGCAGGAACAATCCCACCGACTGGCAAGCAGTCTACGATAGTGCTCGAGCTGGAAATTTAGAGGATATCCAGCCTGACGTTTTAGTTCGTCATTACGGTAACCTTCGTCGTATTAATATGGATAACTTAACGTTGCCGGAAAGAGGGGACTGTCGCGTATACGTCTATTTCGGAGCTCCAGGAACGGGGAAGTCCCGTAGGGCCAGGGATGAGGCCGGGGAGGACGCCTATGTCAAGTCCAATTCGACCAAGTGGTGGAACGGGTACCGAGGCCAGAACAGGGTTGTCATCGACGATTTCGATGGAAAGATTGGCCTCCACCATCTCAAGGTTTGGTTCGATAGATACCGATGTTCAGTGAAGACGAAGGGGGGGGAGGTTCCTTTGGTCGCAAACGAATTCTGGATTACGAGTAATCTTCGACCGCAGGACTGGTTCCCCGATGTCTCTCAGGATGAAAAGAATGCGCTCCTCAGAAGGTTCACTGAGGTAGTTTATTTTAATGAAATTGTACCATGGGTTTATAGGGAATAAATTTTTTTATTATATTAACTGACGACCATACACTTTTGTGGTTATCTGCCCCTTACAGAGACCTAACCTGGTTAACATTTCTAGTTGTTACGCCCTAACCTAACCTAACCTAACCTAACCTAACCTAAACAATAAACGTATTATAGTCCTTATTATCTTGAAACACTTTATAAGCATACGTCCGCGTATGCCCAATCGTTAACTTCGCAATATTCTCTCCGGTTGTAGGCGAGCCTACAATCGGTTTAAACACAAACATTAATGTTTTCGTCATTCCCTTTCTTCCACAAACAAAGTTGTTCCCAAAGTCTTTTATCATTTGGCTATTCACGATATAGTTCTTGGGATCTTTCCATTGATACGTAAAGGTGGCATCGACAGGCAAGAAATATTTAACTTTTTTCAATATGGTATTTCCATATTTCGTCCAATACGGCAATTGAAACGGGGTAACACCCCGTTGAGATAACG